TACGCCTGTCGAGACTGTATCATTGACTTCTAGCAGTGCGACCTTCACTGTGGCTGCTGGCGCTCTGTATAGCGTGGGATATGGATTGGAGGGTGTTGGGATTCCTGTTGGAACAACTATAACTGGCATTTCCACCAATACGATAACAATGTCTTCGGCTGCTACAGCTAGTGGAACTGTCCCTGTTAGGTTCTTTGCAGCGGCTAGCATTATACAAGAGACAGTAACGTGGACTGGTGCCAGTGCATTCGGCGTTGCTAATGGAGCGTTGTATCACGTAGGCCAGGCGATTTCAGGAATACAAATACCCACTGGAACTACGATATCCACTATTGTATCTAACGCCATTACGATTTCAGCCCCTAGCTCTCCGAACTATGTCGATACGAATCAGTCCATTGTTAATTTCTATGATGCAGGAAATGGGGATGGGTCGACAACGTTTAACGTTCCAGATGCTAGAAGAAAAAATACAGTAGGAGCTGGGGGAGTTGTTGTATCGAGTCCTGCTTCTGCCATATCTGGGGGATTAGGAGTAGGCAATCAAGTTGGTAACGTTGGTGGTCAAGAGTTGCATTTGCAATTGTTAACAGAACTTGCTCAGCATAATCATACTTTTTCTAATATTGGTGGTACTGGAGCGAATGGCTATGGAGCCGGCGGATTTAATCCTAATGTTAGTCAAAATGTATCAATGACTCCAGCGTCAGCAAATGTGCCTTTCAACGTAATTCAACCAGGACTGGTGACTAATAAGTGCATCAGATTTGAATAAGGATAAATCATGACAACAGTTTATAAGTTACAGAAGGATGTCGTAGGGTTTAATGGATTCGGGTTGCCGTTCACAGACCAGAGAGTTAGCTCTACCTTGTCGGCTACTTCCGACACATCAACCACAGTACCTAGCAACGGAGCTATCGGTGCGCCGTTGAATTCGGTGAATCGCTTCCTTGCTATTGTCGAGGTGACATACGGATTGAACGTATATTGCGCTCTTAATACTGCGGCTGCGGCTCCTGTGGGAGACACCTTTGCGGCCAGTGTGTCTGACCTGATAGTCGGCGGTGAATATTATGCACGTGAAGTTAAGGCTGGAGATGTCCTGCACTTCTATGCACCTGAAGCTGATACGAGTGTAGTAATTTTATATTACGCATTGCCTGCGAGTTAGATGGTTTCACGTGAAACGTAGTAAATAATTAACCACTTTAAAAGGATTTAAAATGGCTATCATAAATATTACACCTGGCCAAACAGGGCTAGTAGGAGTGCTTCCAAGCATTGCCTATATTCAGACTAGCGATCCATTGGCAACGGTTATGGCCACAGGATATCTCAACCATGAGATTCAATTAGGGCTTCAATTTTCATTGCCTTGCCTTGCCTCGGTAAGTACCCAAGAAACACCCACTTCCGCAGTCAGGGTCGTATGGCTTCAGGTCGTACACGTTGCTCCAAACTGGTCATTAATTCCCATCAATGGTGGCGCTAATCCAGGCACTATAAATCAGTTGGCCTATTATGCTGCTACTGGAAATACTGTCTCAGGCATTGGGCCACTAACTAATGGTCAAGTGCTAATTGGTTCTACCGGACAACCTCCTGTTGCTGCAAATATAACTGGTACTGGTGGGGTATCTGTAAATAACACTGCTGGCGGAATTCAGATTAGCGGTACTGGTGGTGGCATAGGCTGGAATAATATTACCGGAACTACTCAGCAGATGGTAACTAATACTGCGTATGTTGCTGCTAATGCCGGACTAGTAACTCTTACACTACCTGTTTTGGCTGGATTTGGAACAGTGCAAGGTGTTGTTGGTCATGGTGCTGGTGGCTGGCTTATAGCCCAAAATGCTGGGCAAAATATTCAGGTTGGCGCTACGTCTACTACAGCTGGAGTGGGCGGCTCGGTAGCATCATCTAATTTCTCTGATACCATTGATTTAGTATGTGTAGTTGCAAATACAACTTGGGCTATTGTTGGCGCTCCACAGGGAATATTAACTGTCGTTTAAAGGATTAAACATGTCTACTACTGCTAATGCTCTAAATTTAAGCACAACTAATCCGCTATCAGAATTGCTTGGCGGAACAGGAATGTCAGCATCATTACCTATTGATACATTAATACAGCAAAATACTTTTAATTTTGCAGTTACTGGCGGGTCTGCCGATGCTTACACAGTCACATTAAATCCAGTTCCTGCCGCCTATACAGACGGAATGATAATTACGGTACTTGCAAATCGAGCGAATACAACATCTACACCTACATTAAAAGCTAATGCGCTGGGGGCTATTAGCATAGTTACATCTTTTGGAGCATTGCAAGTAGGTGATATGACTTTAGATTCCGTTTATCAACTAGTCTATAGTCTTCCAAATAACAACTTTACACTACTAAATCCAACATTTACTTTTGCCTCATCAGGACTTGTACAAGCCAATTTTTACAATTCTGCAACAGATACTGGTACTGCTAATGCTTATATTGCATTTGTTCCACCATTTAGCAATCTTCCCGAAATCGGAGCATTTTTCTGGGTGCTGATTACCCATAATAATACTACCGCATCAACTTTAAATTTGAATAGTTCTGGCGCTAAAGATATTATTAATTTAGAAGGTAGTAGTTTAGTTGAAGGAGAATTAATTGCTGGAACTTGGGCGCAATTCGTATGGGACGGCACAAATTATCAGTTGCAAAATAGTGCGCTTACATATTTAACATCTGCCATTGTAACAATTGACGGCGATACAGGCCATGCAACAGGCACAACAGTAGCTGTTTACACAAATGGTCTTTGTGGTTCTTCAGTAGGTTTTACTGGAAATAATACAGCCTTGCAATTGGCAGTTACTGATATTTCAGGTAATACAATTATAGGACTAGACGCAGGAAATTCTTTCCCTAACATCGGAGGAGGAAACACAGCGCTAGGTACACAAGCCCTATTTAGTTGCATTGATACAACCAGTAACAATACTGCCATAGGTTACAATGCTCTATATTTAGTCACAGGCGTAAATAATACGGCTCTGGGTGAAAACTCATTATCAAATGTAACTACTGGCGTGTATAACCTGGGTCTTGGTCAAAATTCTGGTGATAATTATACCGCAGCAGAATCATCAAATGTGCTTCTAAATTCTCAGGGTGTGGCTGCTGAAAGTCATGTTCTAAGAATTGGAGCAGCAACCGGCACAGGGACACAGCAATTACAAAAAGCCTATATTTCAGGCATTAACGGTAATACAGTTTCAAACCAATTATTTGTTACTATTAATAGTGCAACAGACCAACTTGGTGTTGTAAGCGCAGCGGGACTCGGGGCTGTCTTACTAGCTCCAAGCGCGATACAAAATATTACAGGATACGCTCTTACATTAAACAACTTATTTGTTTTATATCCTTCTGCCCCAACGTCTGGCGCTTTAGTATTAGGCGCAACAGTCAATGCAACTGGTAACTTTGCTACGACAGTAACAAACGCTGCTGCCGTTGCTCAGAATCAAACAATTACTATCCCAGATGTAGGTGCGTCAACAGGTAATTTTATACTGTCAGGTTTAGCGTCTGCTGCAACCCAACATATTACTAGCGGTTCGTTACAAATTGATGCTGGTAATCTATCGCTTGCAGGTGGTGGGCGTTGTATAACTTATCCAGCTACTCCGTCAAGTGGACAATTCCAAATTTCACCTACAGCAAATGGCAGTGGTAACTTTAATACTGTTGTTACTAATGCTAATGCAGTCGGTCAAACTCAAACCATTTCAGTTCCAGATTGCGGTGCTATCGGTGCTAGCTTTATTTTAACTAGTTCAGCTTCTGGAACGCAAAATATTGCAGGGGCATTAACACTAAGCTCAGTTGCAGTAGCTACAACTGTTAATAATACGTTTACGCCTGGCGTGACATTTGGTGGGGGAAGTACTGGTATAACTTACACCAATCAAGTCGGTGTGCATACAATTGCGGGGAACGTCTGTAATTTTTCAATTTACATCCAATTGTCAAATGTCGGATCGTCTACTGGTGTCTTTGCGATTACTAATTTGCCAATAGCGTCACGTGCAGCCGGATTAATTTCTTATTTATTAAATATCCAAATTTCAGGAGGGATAGCCATTCCACCAGGAGTAACTGGGACTTTGCTTCAAAATACCAGTCAAGTAACAGCCTCATCACAAGGATTAACATCATTAGTATATTTAAATAATACGTCTTTCGCTAACACCACGGAGATATTTTTATCAGGTTCATATTTAGTTTAATCATACAGGGAGTTAAAAAATGCCTATTATTACAGTAACACCAGGTCAAACAGGATTGGTCGGAGTTTTACCCAGCATCGCATATATAGACACTGATGATACGGTTGCTGAAATTATTACTACAGGTTATTTGAATAAGGAAGTTGCGAATGGCGCTCAGTTTTCGTTGCCATGTATTGCTGCCGTAACCACGGTTGCTTCACCTGGTGCTGCTCCAGCAGTAGGTTGGTATCAAGTAGTTCATGTAGGCTCAAATTGGTCTCTGACGGTTGACTCAAGCGACATCATTGGACTTACTTCAGGCCATATATTTGTCGGAAGTGCTGGCAATATCGCCACCGATGTAGCCATGACAGGGGATATAGGCATAACAAATGCTGGTGTTACGGCGATTCAGGCAGGCGTAATTGTTAATGCTGATATTAATGCGGCGGCTGCTATTGCCTACTCTAAATTGGCAGCTCTAACAAGTGGAGATATATTAGTAGGTTCTGCTGGCAATGTGCCAACTGCTGTAGCCATGTCAGGAGATGCGACAATTATAGCCTCTGGTGCACTAACTATTGCCGCTAACGCTATCACTACCGCTAAGATTCTCAATGCTAACGTAACTTTAGCAAAATTATCAGCTGGCATAACACCAAGTAATGTAATTAAGTTCGCGGCTCAGTATACTACTCTCGGCGGCGCAGCAGCAGAAGCCATAACTATAGCTGGAGCATTAGCTACTGACTTAGCATTTGTTCAGCTTGTTGGAGTTGCTGGGAACGTAGTAACAGTGCTTCATGCAGTGGTTACAACAAATACATTGACGGTGACATTTAGTGGCGATCCAGGTGCTGGTGACATCATCAATTATCAATTAATTCGTGCAGCATCTTAATAAGGAAATTACATGAGTTTAGATAAATTATTACAGCGTCAAAAAGATATTGAAGCAGCATTGGTTAATGCCAACAACCAGTTACAGAACTTGTTAGGGGCTAGAGCTGAGAATCTGTATAATATTACTCAAGCCGAAGCGGCGTTGGCTGCGGAAAATATTCCCGCTATACCCGATGCTGATGTACCTGTAGATGATACAGTTGAACCTGATGCTGATGTACCTGTAGTATAGCTCACTGAAGAGTAGGAGCTTCTAAGATTGCCCTCTTTGTGACTACTCTTCTTTATCGTCAGTGTTATACTGTTATGGTGTCTGTGGTTTTTTCATGATTGATTTCCCACAGACTCCACCATCGGAGAAGTCTATGAACGCATTAAATGCAGTTCTTGTCCTCTTGATTATAGGCGTTACAATTTACGTTTTAATTAACTGTCTTCAGGATAACTCTATTAATTTAACAAATGATTTTAATTACACACGGATTGTGTATGACGTTAATGACAAGTGAAGAACGGTTCCAATATTGTGCTGCAATCATCTTAGAGCATGAAGGCGGATTAAGTCAGGATAAGTTAGATCCAGGTGGAACCACTAACTTCGGTATATCATCACGCTTTGTCCGTGACAATCAGATTAGCACTGACATTGATTACGTCCTCAGTCTAACCAAAGACGATGCTATCAATATCTACCGCGAGTATTGGTGGGACCAATATCACTATGAACGCTTCACACAGATTGACGTAATTGCTAAGGTCTTCGACCTGGCTGTCAATATTGGACCAATTACCGCTCACAAGATTCTGCAAAGGTCATGCAATTCCCTCATGCAACCACCTCTTAATGTTGATGGTCTGCTTGGTCCTGCAACTGTGTCAGCAGCTAATACGCTAGAGGCAGCTAATTTAAGACAAGCTTTACGAGATAGTGCCAAGGAACGGTACTTAGAGATTATTGCAGCAAATCCTGCGATGAAGGAATTTGAACAGGGATGGATGATAAGGGCAGCATGGTAGCAAAGAGACACACGGAATCAAACGAGCAGATAGCAGTAATTGACTGGATAAGACTTCAGCACCCACGAGTTGCAGAATGTACAATTCATATCGGCAATGAGCGCAAAAGTAGCTACTACGCTGGATACATAATGAAGCGTATGGGCGTACTCAGCGGTGCAAGTGATCTCTTCATTGCTTGGCCTAATGCTGAGTTTCACGGTCTATTCATTGAAATGAAATCACTTACAGGCAAACCCTCCGATAACCAGCTAACTTTTACAAAAAGAATGATAGAGAAGGGTTATTATGCCTGTTTTTGCTATGGAGCTGACGATGCTATCCAGGTTATTACATGGTATCTCAGTCAGCCTTGAACATCTCTTCCACAATGCCAGGAAATATATCATTCAAGGTGCAATAGTCCTGATAACGATCTTTGCTTGCCAAGCGTCTAGGACTGGCACGAAGTGTCCTACTCTTCGGTAAATTCATATCAGAGTTCACCCCACTTCTTATCCGATCATAATGCTTCTCACAATAGCCACGTGTCACAGCTATTCCTTTGCAACGAGTGAAAAGACAATTAAGTCTAGAAGACTTCATCACTAAACTCCCCATCCAGCACAAATTTATCTTTCGGCTCGGCGACATGAGGCTTAGACCTTGGCATTAATTTTATTTCGTGTGCAATAATATACGAACTTGTTCGTTCAGCTCCGTCTTTGCCAATGTACTTATGTGTCGCCATCTCTCCCTCTATATAAAGCAAATCACCAACGGCCACATACTTTTCAGCAATATCAGATAGCTTTGAGAAGCATGATATATTGTGCCAGGTAGCTTTTTCCTGCGTAACACCATCTTTTGAAAACTTCTTTGATGTGACCATGCTGATATTAGTTACACCTGAACCATTTGCAAGCGATTTGGTTGCAATCTTACCAACTCTGCCCAATACCATTCCTTTATTAATCATAATATTCCCTTATCGCTTTTTTAACTGAGTTATGAAGTGGTGAGCAGATTTCTCGGTTAGCTCATGCAGACCGTCTACTTCGTAATATTTCCATGCGTTGATTTGATTTACTTCAGGAAAGCCAGTCTCCTCCATCAACGTGATTATCTCTAGGGTTTGGGCTTGAGTAATCGGCGACAACGTTGGACTGTCAATGCACACACCAACTTCTCTTTCTCCAGCTTTATCCATATTTGCAGGCTGGGTGCTTTGATTTGCTGCCTCTGAATATGATCTATCATCCACAGGTTCAGCCATATGCGAAATTTCAGTATTAGTTGCAGCATTGATTTCCCTCTTAAGTAGTTCTGATCTCGTAATTTTAACCTCACTAAACTCTGCGTCAATAAAGTCTTCAATCTCCTCTCGTGATTTAATACCTTTTAGAGCATCTGGGAAGGCATCTCGAAGCGAGTATCCTCTAGCTCTGAGCTTAAGCATACGCTCAGTTGCAGTCGTCCATGGCCCTTGCTTACCCAGTAGTCCAGCTTTCTTGGCCATGTCCAGAGTAAAAGTATTTACTGTCGGCGTTCTACCCTTACGCTTGACTGTGCAGGTATAGCCAATCATTACACCGTCATCGCTAAAGAAACGTTCTTCGGATATATCCTCGAAGTCCTTGTGAACCATACACAGGGCTAACATCTCATCACCCCACATGGCAGGTTTCCCGTTAATCACGGCTATACATTGCATCGCCTGAGCCGGAGACAATCCAACCTGATAGCCCATTTCCCAGCAGATGAATAGATCTTGCGGTTTACCCTGGAAGCTCTTAGGAACCAGTGCAGATGAAGCCAGCTTCGTAGCCAATTGCATGTAATGTGGTGCCAAATCTTTTGAAAAGAGACTGTCATCCAGGCGACTGACTTTAGTTCTGTCTTGTACTGCTAGTTCTGTACTTGTCATGTGATCCCTCACTTAATATTAAAAACCCTCGTCCCTTTCTTATTGGCTTTCCATGTAGCCATAATCTCACCATCTTGTCCCATCAAGTATTCAGCGTTGCCCATGTGCGACATCAATTGCATCTTTAGGTTATCCTCATCCTGAGAAACCCGTTTAAGCTGTTGCTTGATATCAATTAGCTTACTAAGTGCTGTCTGAGTCTTGTAGGTCGATGTTGCTATTCTATCTGGATGAGGAGTCCTGTATTTAAGCCGACAATCATTGGTATTGATTGGAGCGGGTTCGATGCCATTCGTAACTCCATGCCAAAATTCCACGTCCGACTTAATGATAAGCTCTTCGAGTGCCAGGTCACGCTCATAGACAAACTGCATAAATTCATTACCGCCGAACAGAACAGCACAGTACCCACGCTTGGCATTAGTCACCGCAACTTGCTTGGCAATCTGGATTAGGTAGGACAGTGGGATGCCGTCACTGGTGGCTGGGTCCCATTCTTTACGCTGATAGGAGTTTGCACATTTTGCTTCAACAACCGCCTGTTCAGATTCGAGCCACCCATCCAAATTAGCGAATATATAGGGATAATCAGGATGATAAATAGTATCAGGAAAAGTAAGCACCACGCCATTTTCTTCTGCAAATCTCTGGAGGATAAGCGGTTCGAGTGCGTTGCCCCAATATTGGAATTCTGTTTCTTCTTCTTCGTCATTAACGGTGCCTGTCTTCTCTAAATATAATTGATAGGGGGTCTTATAGCTTGAATATCCCATAATTATAGCGCTGTCGGAGGCTCCAAGCCCCTCTTTTCGCCTAAGTCGTTGCTCTTCTGTTAGCATATTTTTCTCCATTTTGTAGTACAATAAACCTAAGTTTAAAGTAAATCAATATGGTATTAACCCGTGAGTTATTATACAATCAATTTGAGGAGATTAATATGACTGTAGATGAAGTTTATAAATATTTTGGCACGTTTTATCAGGTGTGCAAGGCGCTTAAAATTGCACAGCAGAACCCAACCAAGTGGAAGAAGAAGGGGTATATTCCACTTTTGCAACAGTATCGCATTGCGGAGTTAACGGACGGAGTGTTAATGCCCGATGAGATTGACCCCAGAATTGTGTATCAAGAAAGGATTAAGGATAACGATGCTGCTAATAAATGATAAACCGATTAACTATTTTAAATTCCCAGGTGGTGAGCTGCAAGTAAAGCTTCCCGATTTTATTGAGTGTGAGCGCGTGGAACTGACATGGCTGCCGACCAACTCCGAGGACATAATGCTGCTGCTACTGGCTGCTAATGCCCTCAAGCACTACGGAATATATGACATTCACCTTGATTGTCTTTACCTCCCATATGCTAGGCAGGACAGGGTTTGCAATCCAGGTGAGGCATTTAGCTTGGAGCTTATCTGCAAGCTTTTGGATGGCTGTGGTTTCGCAGGAATTAATTTCTGGGACTTGCACAACTGGTCAGATACGATCCCATTATTTAAAAATACCTTTGTTTTCGAGGCAGAGGCTTCCGATATCTTTGCCAGATTCAAGGTATTGGATAACTTTGACCTCAAAAATCTAATGCTGTGTGCGCCCGATGGGGGAGCATGGGGTCGAGTTGATGCCATATGCTCTAAATTTGACGTTTGGCATCCTTCAATCCAGCTTTCAAAGGTCAGAAATTGTGAAACAGGAGAGATTACAGGACTACAGTATTCCGCTATTACATCGTTTAATCCCGAGTTGAATGGAGAGACTGTATTAGTTGTAGACGATATCTGCGATGGAGGCCGAACGTTTATCGAAGCTGCAAAACTTCTGAAGACCAAGACGGCTGGCAAGCTCTATCTCTACGTTACTCATGGCATCTTTAGCCGTGGCTTGACTGAGTTACTACGCCATTACGAGCATATCTATTGCCACCATGTGTTAGACCATGACTTCAAATCCAATGCACGCTTAACAATACTAAAGGAATTTCCGAATGAATGATCTTAATCCACTATTAGCTATCGACTTTTACAAGGTAGACCACCGTAGACAGTATCCAGAAGGCACCACAGAGATTTACAGTAACTTTACACCACGGTATTACAAGAAGTCACACAGCTTGTTACGAGCCTATGACGGTAAGGTTGTGGTGTTTGGGATTCAAGGGTTCATCAAGTCGTTCTTCGAGGAGCAATGGCAGAAGAACTTCTTTGGAAGGCCTAAGAGTGAGGTAATTGGAGAATATACGGATATAATTCAAACCGCGCTTGGCATTCCTATTTTTGACTGCTCACACCTGGCAGCATTGCATGACCTGGGTTACTTACCAATCAGGATTAAAGCGATTGACGAGGGCTTTCGAGTGCCAATAGGCATTCCAGTGTTGACTATAGTCAATACCAGACCCGAATTCTTCTGGCTAACCAATTACCTTGAAACCGCTTTATCTGCTGGACTGTGGAAGGCGATCACATCGGCAACGATTGCGTTCGAATTTAAGACACTCTTAACTCGCTATGCCATCTTGACCGGAAGCGATCCCGAGTTCGTCAAATTCCAGTGTCATGATTTTAGCTTTCGGGGCATGTCTGGTATCGATGATGCGACCGTTTCAGGCGCTGCACATTTAACCTCGTTTGTCGGTACTGATTGCGTTCCTGCTATAGCATATTTGAATAAGTATTATGATGGTGAGTCTACTTGCACCCTTGTTGGGACTAGCGTTCCAGCGACTGAGCATAGTTGCATGACCTGTAATGGTGTGGAAGGTGAACTTGACACGATAACCAGATTAATTACTGAGATTTACCCCTCTGGAATTGTATCAATTGTGTGCGATTCGTATGATTTTTGGAGAAATATTGATGTCAACATTAGAGGGTTACGCGAGAACATTCTTAAGCGTGATGGTCGGGTTGTTATTCGGCCTGATTCTGGGAACCCAGTTGATATTATTTGTGGTGATATTACGAGCAAGTCTGGAAGTTTGGAACACAAAGGAGCCTTGCAACTGCTATGGGATATCTTTGGCGGAACAGTCAATGCAGCAGGTTACAAGGTCTTAGATCCGCATGTCGGCTTGATATACGGCGATGCGATCACAGTGGACAGGGCAAGCCTTATACTTCAGTTAATGCAGGAAGAGGGGTTTGCTTCAAGTAACATCGTGTTCGGGGTTGGTTCCTACACTTATCAATACGTCACCAGGGACACTTTCGGGTTCGCAATGAAGGCGACTAGTTGTGTCGTAAATGGTGAGCGTAGAGCAATCTTCAAGGATCCAATTACTGCAAGCGGAAAACAGACCAAGAAATCGGCCATGGGCTTACTGTACGTGGGCTTAAAAGGTAATTTGACCATGCACTTACAGGATAACGCCACACCTGAAGATGAAGCGCGTGGGATGCTTACTATGGTGTACGAGAACGGCAAAATGGTAGGTAATACCAACTTGGCTGATATTCGGTACAACTTAACTCTGGAACTTGATAGGATAGAGTAATTTAGGGGAAACATGGATATTTTAGAGCGCATGAAGTGCAAGATTATCGAAGACTTTCCCGATATCACTGAGGACGAGTTGGCCACCAGATTAAGGTTGGCCACTCACATGATTGAACTAAATCAATATAAAGACAACACCTGTAGGAAGGAGTTATTAGAACATGTAAGATAAATTAGGGCGTCATGCCCTGCAAACTGTTAACGCAATTCTCCGCCAAGAGTTCACATTGCGTTATACATCCCCTTTTACAACTTCGCATCAATTAAGCGGATGAGGCGAAATCACAACTTGGAATCAGCGAAATGACTCGCGTCAACCAGAAGGAATTGTAACATGGATCATTCATTTAATGTACAACTCGCAATAGATTTTGATAAAGATATAGCTACTTTTTTAAATAATTTAGCTTTTTGGACTCACAAAAACGCTGCAAACCGCAAACATTATCACGAAGGCCGTTACTGGATTTATAATTCAATCCCTGCCTGGTTAATCCTTTTTCCGTATGAAACTACTGAATCAATTCGTCGAATTATTCGTAATTGTGTTAAGCATGATTTACTGATTATTGGCAATTTTAATAAGAAATCTTACGACAATACTAATTGGTATTCCTTATCAGACAAGGCTTTAAAGTACTTTCCACTAGTTTTTGGTTCAGTTTTAAACACCCCTGTTGATTCCAACAGTACCCCTGTTGATTCCAACAGACCTATACCAAATATAAACACAAATATAAAAACTACTAATAGCAGCAGTAATTCTAAACCCAACCCCGAGTTAATGGAGTTGATTGCCTGTTATCGTGAGGTGTTCCCTGATAACCCTCAGCCACACAAGCGCGTTATATCAACCACATTGCAGCGCACTCTATTGAGCTTAGTTAAGCGTTGGCCTGAATTAGACCCAGAGAGTAAGCCAATAACCATTGACGGCTTTAAACGCTATCTAATCGCGCTTAGAGGTGGCGCTCCGAGGTTCTCTCTTGGTGAATACACCACAGACAGCGGAAGACGAAAGAAAAATAGTCTTGAAACATTTGCTCGGTGGGATACAATCGTGAAATTTCTTGAAGGTGCTTATTCATGAAGTCACTGAATAACTGGTTTGAAATTGAGTGTAGAGTTCTTGAAAACTTAATGGCAATTGGTGATTCTAGATCATTGAGAACACAATCAGCATTTTTAAAACTTGATTCTGAGATCTTCTACAATCCGATTAACGCTAGACTATTTGACCTAATCAAGTCCTGCTTCACGAAGCGCGATCCATTTACCTATGTTGACGTTCTTTGCTTAATTAAATCGGACGATAAAACGTTGCATGATCGCCAAGCTGAAATTATGGAGAACTACCGCCTCTATAGCGTCCATTCTAAGTTGCTTGAAAGTGACATTGAACAATTACTTATCCTTGCTACTCTTCGTAGCCAGATGAATATTGCTAAAAATAAGCTTGAGGAGGTTACTAATTGTCCTGATCCTCGGGACGCTCAGGCCTTATTTAGCAATATGGTTAATGAAATATCAGCGTTGAATTTCAGGGAATCTAAGCATGGGATCACCACTCACGAATTAGCAGATTTATTTTATGAGGGCAATTTAGAGAATGATCTAATCATTCCAACTACTTGTCATGAACTTAATTTAGCCCTAGGCGGTGGAGTTATGTCCAAGAGCTTAATTACCGTGGCAGCCGGTGCAGGGGTTGGTAAAACTGGCTTTGGAATTTTCTTGCTCGACTGTATCGCGCGTAGGCTTCCAGGAACACAAAGTCTATTTTTCAGCTTAGAGATGGAGTCAAAACATATTTGGATGCGCCATGTGGGAATCAGAGGAGGAAAACAGTTTGACAAGCTGAACGAGGTGAAGCGCCTTGACTCGATAGCATCTTGCCTTGAAGTGCCGTTAAGAATCTATGATAATGCCTCTTGCCATAATGCTAGCGATATTGAATACATTCTTACGACTGCAAGACTTAAAGCCACTGAGCAACCCTTAGCCGTGATTGTAATTGATTATTTAGGTTTAGTTGAAAATCGTGGTCATTTTGAACGCAATGACCTCAAGCAATCGGATATTACAACTAAGCTAGCGAAACTTGCGTTAGAGCTTAATTGCGTAGTGATAGCTCTGTCACAGATTAATCGGGCTGCAAGTGCAAGAGCTAGTGATGATCGCTGTCCATATCCCAGTGACGCCGCGGATTCAAGTGGATCGCATCGGTCTAGCACTTTATGGCTAGGCGTTGATCGTCCTGAATTGTATCTCGATGATCCGTGTTATAAAAATCAGTTTGTCGTTAAATGTCGCAAGAATCGCTTCGGGGGTACTTTCGAGCTAACGTTTGCTTTTAACGAGGGTACGTTTAGCCCCGTCCAGCCTGGTCATTTTCGTAAACCGTACGTTGAGAAGAGAAGTGCAGAAGAACTGATATTTTCAGCAAAGTATAAGGATAACTAGAGTTATCCACCTACTTACCCACAGAAATTGTGGATAAAAACGGCCTAAATACTTCGATGGCTGCACGATAAGTTAAAAAATGATGTAGGGTAGCGGGTACGATTGTACCCTGCTAGAATCGCTTTAAATTGCCTTTAATCGCCTATCATTTTATCAAGAAATTCATTAAAGCGCGTTTTTATCTCGATTAAGTCTGATTTTAAATCGGGAGTTGGATCAGTTTTAGCCCGTTCGATCACTTCTTGGCATAAGCTCAATAAGTGACTGGTCATAGTGATTATAACTCCCCCTATGACCATGGCGGTTTTCTGTTTCTTCCCGCCTAAGTCCTGCATTTCCTTTTTAATTGCCTGAATAAAGCGCAAACAATATTCAGTTGCGCCTGTGATTGATCGAAAGCTACTAGTCAATTGGTTTCTCCTCGGTTAACTTCAATCCGTATTATGCCTTAATTAGTTTCAAAGTATTCTTTTGTGCCTGAATTTTGATCCAGACCTCTTCACGATGCACAGTTACGCTATCTGGTGCAGATATTCCTAGCCTTATCTGATTCCCTTTAACCCCTAGTATTGTGCATTTAATGTTGTCATTGATTATTAAGTTTTCACCGATTCTTCTAGTTAAGATAAGTATGATAATCTCCTTGTAGTTAAAATTAATTTAAAATTTGTTTATCAAGAATTTCTGCTATCTCGTAGTAGCCCTCGATAAAAGCGTTTTCTGTACTAATGCGCATCCATACCGAATCACCCACTTTTAACTGATTGCTTGTTAAAATCCGACTCGATGAATCGCAAGTTGTACGTACAATATATTCTTTGTCGGGATATTCGCCCTTGAGGTAGTCGTGTTTCATGTTTTCCCCCCTAATACCCCAGCGCATAGCCAGCGATAAACATAGTTAAAAGTGTGAGTGTGTATAGCCAGTTCATGTTTTGTTCCTCTAAGTTGATTAGTTAAAATATTGGAGCCATGGAAGAATTATTTTCATACTTCCAATGTCCCTGATAATGTTGGGCAGCTTCGATTAATTCCTCTTTGTATCCAACCGTTTCATGATTATTGAATAGTTCCATTATTTCGATCTCACTATTATAAAAATCAGCGATCATTTTATCGTGATCATCTTCATAGCTATCTTTTTTTGCGTTATCGATCAGTTTTTCAAGCTCTTTTATGTATTGTTCTTTATTCATGGTTGCCCTCTTTAAGTTAAAGTTAAATTTTCCACGTCCGGCGCTCGATGCCTAATAAGTCCATTACTTGATCGTCCCAATGGTGTGATTTACCCGGGATAACCTCGACATTATCAATCTGTGCCTTTGTAAAATTATGAAACGTGTATTCCGTACTGACGGGGTGAGATGGTTCGCCGTCTTGCGTGCATATCTGTAAACATCCACCCATAATGCAATAAAGCTTTCGGTTGTGAGTGCCATATATCCTACAGTTGCCTGAATCATGACCTTTGAATTTAATATTAATCATTTTTGTTATCCTCTTTTCTGCAATACATAGTTTGATTGGCTGATAGACAATAGTGTTTAATCTCTTCCTCTGTAAATTCTGGAAAACTGATCTCGTCAAATTCGTCACTTTCCCACTGGTTAACGCATATATTAAAGGTGAATTCATCAACTAGGCGATAAGCTCGCCCAGCGTCATAAGTACAACCACAGATACTTACTGGGTCATAGGATTCATCAAGTAATTCTTGATACATGTCTTCTAATTCGTGTCTGAAATACATTGGTCTGATATTGCTCATTATTTAACCTCTAAGGTTGTGTTAGATTCGACTATTACAAAGGCACTATCGCCGTTAGGTAATGCACCGCCTACAAACTTACAATTCCATCCTAATTTTAGAGCTAAGTTGTAGGCACATTCACAATGATTACCGTAATGTTCTAAGTCATGATTGAATGACTGGGTTAGGGATTCTTTGCCGTATATCCAAGCCTTGACCCTTGTGCCTTTAAAGTCTGTTGCCGGTAATGATTTAACTTGTATTGCTTGCATGGTTTGCCCTCTAAGTTGGTTAATTATTTATTTAACGGCATTACTACCGCTTCGATCTTAATTTCACTACTTAAGCCTTCATTAACGATCATTGTCATTAAGTTAGCTTTGCCAATTTCATGTGGATAAATTGAGATACGGCCAACTTTAATTTTTAAGTCCTTTTTAAATGTATCGAGAGCTTGAAAGATTAAGGCTAGATACTGGGTATCAAATTGAACTGGGTTAAGTTCGTGCAGTTTATTTTCATCGTTTAACCCGAACACCCTCTCAAAATTAGGGAATTTAATCTCATAATCCAATGGTTTAAGTAGTGATTTATCCTTAATCTTTACGGCCTTATTAATTGAATCAAGTGTTAAATTGCTTGGGAATTCCTCTTTAAAATCAGAAGTAATTTTAATCCCGATAACTCCACTGGTTGCATAAAAGTACGTTTTAATGTTAACCAGGTCATGAATAATTGATACATTTTTGCACATTTCACTAGTATGCTTAGGTGCCAAGAATTTTGAAGCTAGTTTTAATATTGCTAGTGTTGTCATGTTTTACCCCTTAATAATCTTGCATCTTAATTACTGAATAATCATCGCTATCTAGTTCTAGCTCGTAGCACATATCAATTAAGCCAGACAATGCATCTTCTCGCGAGTCGAACGTTGCGTTAAACCAGTAATTTGTTTCTATTTCGTTGATAATGTAATAGTTCATGTTTTACCCCTTAATATAAGTAAGCTTGTAATGCTATGAATCCTAGGCAAGCCACGTTGCCGACAACTACTAGTGCTATGGCTACCTTGTGATCTACTGATTTAACTCTGTTACGTCTTGCTTTCATGTTAACCCCTTAAGCTTGCGTAGAATTTCTTATCTGCACGTAGCTCAATCGCTAACTGTATCAAGCCCGCAATACAACTCACTGTTATTACCACTAATCCTAAAATACTAATCATTTTGTGTCCTTGTTGTGTGTCGTTGGTATGTAAGTAGTATACAACCCTGGGTTAATAAGTCAAGCGTCTTTATACAACTATTTTCAATTATTTCAATTTTAGGATATAGTTTAAGCAAGTGGTTTAAGTGAGTGTGATAATGAGTGATATTGATACAGTGCGTTGTACGAGTTGTCGCGGTAGTAAGCAAGTGCCGAAGCTGGGGGGAATAATCGGTGATTGCAACACATGTCAAGGTACGGGCAAGGTTAAGCACGTCCCAATTTGTGCGCCAATCGTACACCCCGAAAGCGTATATAAGGTTGATCCAGTTATTGCAGCGGTAGCACAGGTGCAGCCAGTTGTTAAGGTTGCGAAAGATGGTAGGACGATTTATAAGCGTAAAGCGAGTGTTTAATGACAGACTTTAATCAGCACATACCAACTATTAAAACTAGGCAGCGTATTAGTGACTTGGTTGCAAGTGGTATACCGCTCCACATTATCGCTCAAATTGTAGAGTTGGACGATCAGACTATCAAAAAACATTACAAGCGTGAATTAGATTGTGCACAAGCAGAGGTAGTCGATCGGATCGGAAAGGTTGTAGCTTTACAGGCTGAAGCAGGAGATGCAAAGTCACAAGCTTTATATCTTAAGACGCAAGGCGCTAGATTTGGATGGATAGAGAAGCAGATTGTAGAAAATGTGAGCAGTAAAGAATCCGATGATCTTAAGGCTAAGATTGCAGAGTTAGAGGCGACTAGTCAACGTGATTATTAAGATTAGAGTAGATCATATAATGTATGTTTCGCTGATTGTGGGGGGAAAGTAGGCAAACGCCCTTTGCTAGCCTCACTTCCACAACTTTACACGCCCTCGCAACTCACCTCACTTATCATCATCAATAGTACAATGTGATCAATGATTATACTAATTAATAGTACATTCATTGTACAATCTGTTGAGCAATAAGCGGACAAAATAGGCTTATTGCAAGTCATTGATTAATAAGGATTAATTAATTAAGTTAAACCTGGTTATTACAATAATCAGACTTAAGGAATATAAGCTGGGCTTGGGTTATAAGGCATATGATATACAAGGCCCATGAGTAGCCCTACATGCCACGCACTGGCTACCCCTCACCTAAGCCCTACCCGTTGGCGCTAGCCCCTGCCATGCCCTGCCTAGGCCTTCGATGGGGGTATACCCCAGCACAGCAGACGAGGAGCGAGGACTGGGACCCTCCACTCATATCTGCCAGCCCATTTTCCAAAACACTGTATAAATTTATACCAAAATATTCCCCCATAATATTTTTCAACCAAACCGACTATGCGTTACATATATTTTTTACACAATCTGCCTATATAGTATCCCATACATATTTCCCCAAAATTTCTGGTAAACTCATGGCTACTAAGGAGAAATCATGATCACAATCAAGGTCCAAGACTGGTATCCGTTTAAATGGCGCAAGAATTTCGCAATACTCTGCCCATTCCACGAAGAGAAGACTCCATCCTGCACAATAGTGCCGGACAAGGGTGTGTTCCACTGTTTTGGCTGTCGAGCGCATGGCTTCATTAGCGATGACTTTTCTCTATGTCTCGAAGAGCCACCCGAGGAGAAATCATGAAAATATTCATGGCAACCGAGTTTGACCAGTCAATCACAGTGCGCATAACTGATGAGGAAAGCGGCTCCCACATCCGTCTCAAGGGCGAACTATGCCACGACCACGGCTGCAAGCTTGACGAAGGCGAAGAAGACCGATTAATTGAATGGATGGCAGAGCTGTGATATTGATAACCCATAGTTGACTATCGCCTCGCGTTTGGCTATACTGTGCTCTAACCTTTAGGAGCCACAGTGACCGAAGAAGACCAAGTATTATTGCGCGATAAGATTATGGAGTCCCTTAGAAGCGCTTTTACCGCGAATCTAAGTGAGAATGATAAGGACCTAACCAATACTCAGTCGATTAACATCACTTACGACTGTCTAATTAGGCTCTCAGTTGAGATGCTAGTTTCAATTGCAGTCTTCACAGGCGACCCAGAGATTATCGTGAAATACATGACAGACACCTCTGAGTTGGTACTGAAAGAGCTTAATGGGTTCCAACCTGATAGCGGGGTGGTGCATTAATGGATGGTAATTATGAGAAGTACAAGCGCATATGTCTAAGACTTAAAGACATCTGTCGCGATAATCATGACCACCCAGATATCATTGAAGCCATTAAGAAGGCGCAGGCTGCCAAGAGCCTTCTGGACAAACTTAATCCTTCATACAGGGCTAGATTAGAGAGGGAAGTCCATTGAAACATTACTGCACGATTCACGGCACCTATTTATCCGAGACCAGTCCCGAATGCCCGAGCTGCCACGTAGCTACTGTAGACGCAAACCTAAATAGACGGGCGATGATGCAGGCTCAAAATGAATCACTACTAGCGACTTCAGGCTCAGGCTTGGGGTCACTTTCATGGCATTTTCAGACCCCAAATGATGTGGCCAATGCAATCCTAACCAGACCATTCAAACCCAAGCCCAACCCCAACCCCAACCCAAAGCTTTTATTACTAACCAGGAGAAAATGATGTCGCTATTGAAATATAAGGATGTCCTAAAACTGAGCAAGGATAAGATTCACGAAGCCATGGCTCCCCTTCGCGCCCGAGAAATGCGCAAGAAAGCCGAGCTTGAGGCCTGCAAGCTTGAATCAGTGATTGCAGAGAAGGAGCAGCAAGTTCAGGAGTTGGCTTCCGAGTATCCGATTGAGTTCAATAGGCTGCTTGACGCTCTGGATGACCTTGAGTTGACTTCTCGCCGTAAAGAGCAGTTCGAGAAGATTATCTCTGAGCTGTTTGACTAATTATGAAGCTATTGTGCAGACTATTTGGGCATAAGGAATCCGAGGAACACATTTGGCCTTATTGGATGTTTTATCATGACGATTGCCCGAAGCCCGTTCCCATCTGGCGCTGCACAAGATGCAAAGACTCTAGAGAGAGGTACGTTGCTCAAGATAAGAGTAAGGTGCTTCTCTTGGTTAAGGGGAAGTAATGCTCCACGTATATGTACTTGTAATGATTCTATTAGGAGATGGTGAAGCCATTGAGAAGGTATATTTTGACTCTTTGGAGAAGTGTGAGCGTCACGCTAGTGAGATTAAAGCTGATACTCCTTGGGGACTTCATATGAGGACTTATTGTTGGGATGCGGTGAGATGACCAATGATGAGAGACTTGAACTCCTATGGACCCACTATCAACGCCAAATTGACGAGAACCGTGCAGTATATTGGTCGCTTGAAGAGCTTCGGGAGCAGGTTACTGACCTACGCTGGCGCATGAACGAGGTTTGCAATCATTTGAGTCTTAAGATGCTGGGGGAATAATGATGACTGAGCAATTCACCCAATCCGAGCTAATCGACCTGCGCATCATTCTTGCAATATGGTCACATAAGTACCGTGGCGACCACGTTGGGGCTGCTTTGGCTAAGAAGATTGACAGGTTGATACAGCATGATGAATGCCAGCATGTCTCCCAGACTCCAGATGCTGATTATAATGTCCATATGTGCATTAAATGTCTAGAGGAATATGTGAGATGACCCACTGGCTTAACCTACTATGCGAATACTGGAACGACAAGAAGTTGGCCGAGAAATGCGGGCTTGAGGTTGAGGATATTTGTGTACATGAAAGTGATGGCAAATCCTATACTGTTCCTGGATGTGCATTTTATTCGTATATGAAGTGCAAAAAATGCGGGGAGTTTTATAGATGATATCTTTTCTATTAATTGCCACGGGAGTTGGTTGTTTAATGGGGATAATATTCCATGAATGACTTCACGAAATACTTACCTTACGATATTTCATGGTTAATTATTGCTACACCAATTGCGTTTATTGCGCTGGTAATTTGCTCTTACTTTGTAACCTTGGGAAGGTATGATGAATGACTTCACGAAGGACGAGCTAGTCGCAATATTATTCTGGGGTATAGACAGAGTTGAAGCCATTGGCTTAGATGAATTCAAGACTGTAGGTCATGATATTATTTATCAGAAAATCCACTCCCTAATCGACAACTATTGCGAGCATGACATGGATTATGAATCAGGTGAATTCCATAGGTGTAGCAAATGTGGGCATAAAGAATGAGTGATTTTAACAACAACTAAGGAGACAACAATGAACTTTGTACTTTTCGTTTTGATGCAGGGAGCAATCCATGCAATACCTTTTGAGGATTATCAATCATGTATCAATGCTTCAAAGCAAATGACATATGCTTCTAAAACTGTTTGCATACAACGCTAAGAGGATAAAGAAATGACTTGGATATTAGTATGTGTAATGTGGGGAAAACTTGGCACATCTTCCGTTAATGTTGATTTTACAACACAGGCACAATGTGAATCAGCTAAATCTCAATTACTGAAGATTATACCAACTCAAAAAGATGGTTATTTTAACTACACATCTTGCTTTCAAAAATAGGGGTTTATTGTGCATATATTATTAATACCGCTGGTTATTATGGCGCTAACCCTAGTCGGGGTAACTACTGGGGTAGATTATGATGTTAAACACGAGGTAAAAGTTGATAACATTTCGAGATAAGACTTTTTGCGCTAGTCCTAATTGTGCTAATGAGTGCGGGCGACACATGACGCAGGAAGAGCGAGAAGAGCTGATACGTGCCAACTCGCCTGAACAATGGGACGGGATGTTGCTCGTGTGTTATGGATATTTTTGCGGAGAACCAAAAGATGAATAATTTAGAAAAGTTGATACATAAAGCAGCAGCCAATGGATGTCGGATACAGATGCGTTATGACCCATCCGAACCAGGCGAGGAATGGGGTATTAAATACTATCCCGAGGATGACGATGATGCGCATTTTTACGCCTATCATGTCGATTTAGATTCAGCAGCACGACAGATACTAGATGAGTTGAAGGGGTTTCCAGCATGGTAAGGAAGATACTGATTGGGCTTTCATTGGCGCTTTTAATCTCAAGTTGCTTTGCCGGATACTCCAGTGGCGGAGGGCGTTCAGGGTTTAGCGGTGGAAGCCGGAGCTTTGGCTCAAGTCGTAGCTACTCCTCTGGACGCAGTGGATTTGCAAGGTCCAGCAATACTACTCGGGCCTACGTTGCCCCGCGTACATACTCCAGGCCATATGCTGGTTCCTCAAGCCGAACGGTGATTAACAACCATCATTATTCTAGCGGTGGCTACGGTGGTGGCGGGTTTGGTCATAGCATGCTGGGCGGGATGCTTGGCGGCTACATAGGCAGTTCCATGTTTGGTAATCACGGCACAACCGTTATTGCCGGAGCTGGTGGTCAGCCTTATATCGGTGACGGTCAAGGCGCGATGATGGACGGCGGTTATCCAGTGGTGCAGTCTCAATCTAGCTTCGCAGGAGTGATATTGGTTTGGCTGTTTATTGCAGCGATTTTATTAATAATATTGTTTAAATTTTTAACACGTGATGATTGCAGTCACAGACATAATAGGTGGTAAGCGATGAAAGCAGCACATATTAAAGATTCAATTCATTTTAAATCAACAAAATTACGTAAACCAGAAAATTTAAATACTGGAGACCATGCTTATCTTGCTCATTTACCGTATTCAATTACTTGCGGTTATATCGTTACAGGGAAAGATGAATTAAATTATTATTTAGATGGGAGACCAATGTCAGCGAATCATAATGCGTTATATACCAATAAAAATGAAGCCATTGATGAAATGATTAGGCAACTCCTGGAGCTAAAAGATGAAAACAATTGAAATCCCCATGTGGCAGTACTGGGCAATGCTCCTAGGGTCTGGTTACGGCCTGGGCAGTCTGTCGTATATTTTATTGAATATTTGGGGATGATTAACATGGATGACTTTGAACTTGTTCCAAAGATAAGTTAGACTAAAACCTGTTCTCGTTCGATTCGAGATGGGTGGCTGACAAACTGGTGTAACAAACGGTGGTTCGATTCCTCGATAGGTTCTGGTGACACAGAAAGCCCGATTTGCTGACGTAATCAGCTTACTACTATGGCTCTCCTTTTAGGTCTTGCGCATATAATCACAAACATGTGACCCTCTTGGAGCGCCTCCCGTCTGTTTGTTTGTACGTTTTATCCTAGAGGTCAAGCTTGAGTGATCAAGTAAGAAACGTAATGACAGCCTGGAAAGCCAGGCAGCTCTCTCCTTCCCCTTGCAATTCATAGTAACTCATGGTTTAATAGACATTCCACACTTCAGGATGAAATTATGATTGATATAGAAGATTTTCTACAGTGGCTAACTCTTCACAAGAGTGCAGCTAATTTTCGCTACGATGAGCATGGTCGAGAGCAAGACCTCGGCTACATACACGCTTGTGAAGTAATTGAAGCTGAACTTAGATATAAAGTTGAGGAAGGTGAAGATGTCAATGAAGTTGTCGGATGAAGAGATATGGAACTGGCATAACATTCTTGAAGAACAGAAGGTATCAGGTCTAAGTGTTGTAAAGTTCTGTAAAAAATATAAACATGACTATAATAGGTTCACAAATTTAAAGTTTAGACTCATCTATATTAGCCTTTCACAACCACAAGAATATGAACGACTTACTAAGTTTACACGAGAGTTAATGGCTAGTGAGTTACCTATATCTAAGTTTTGTAACTTGCATAAGCTTAATAAAAAGGTGATCGCAGAAGTCCAAACACATCTTAATTATTTAGATATTATCGAACGGATTAAACTAGAACGAGGAGACGAACCGACAATGAATTTTGTACAGATTAAATCTACAATTACAGATCCAATCTACCAGCTAAATCCACCTGCAACTGAAGTAATAGAACCGAAGAACGATATTGAAATTGCAATTACTAAAGGAGTTCGTGTAAGTGTATCGCCTCACATAGACAGCTCAAAGATTATTAGAATTATTGAACTTTTAAAGGACTTATAATGTTAATACCATATGAAAATCGAAAAATATACATGGCATCCAAACCCGTTGACTTCCGCATGTCTATAGACGGCCTCTCGACATTCATCCAGAGAGAGAAGCACAACCACATTCACGATGGCAGCATCTATGTCTTTTATAACTCGCACCGTGACAAGATTAAGTGTCTATTCTGGGACCAAAATGGATTCGTACTGTACTACAAGCGCCTGGACAAGTGTAAGTTCAAGTTCAAGGACATGCGCAAAGCTATTGAAGACATCACTGCCGAAGAACTGGATATTCTGCTGTCTGGGTTTGAGCCAGGTAACGTTGTTCGTCAGCCGAGGTTACTGAATAGTGTTGTAGGGTAAAGCAAGATTTAATATACTCTAGGAGCGGTCCATGGACCGCATAATCCGAATTAGCTCAGTTGGTGAGAGCGAGCGCCTGTTAAGCGTTAGGTCCTAGGTTCAAGTCCTAGATTCGGAGCCACTATTGCCCTTTAGCTCAGTTGGTTAGAGCAGCACCCTCATAAGGTGAAGGTCGTTGGTTCAAGTCCAGCATGGGCAACCATCATAAGGAACTAAATGGTTAAGATCATGCGCTGTATCATAGGCAAGGATTTCGGCAACCCTGATTTCAAAGTCAAGTTTGATTCGCCCTATTACCCAGGAATATTTGGAATAACTTTTACTGAAGTTGAAGTTCCATTCCCATTACATAGTTTTGATCAACGTGAAGTTAGAGCATTCCGTGACTTCCTAACTAACATTCTCGATGAGCATGACCGCATCAGCACTGCTTTAGAAGAAATTAACGTCTGACCTTCTCAATTTTCATCTCAACTTGATCTAATATGTAGTAATTTTGCCAAGTTTTATGCTATTTTAATTGTAAGGCATCCAAGGATGGATGTTCGGCAAAGGATTGCCCCCTTATGGATCAAGCATTACAGCGCAAGCTGGATAATGCAGAGGTTGCCGCTAAACTCAAGGGCAGTCTCCTGCTATTCATTCAAGCTTTCTTCCCGATACTGACCGGACGTGAATTTATCATATCGCGTCCTGTTGGTCGTGAATCTCATTTTATAACTATTTGTCGCGCTCTTACTAAGTGTACTCGGCTCCAGGCTCTCAGGCTTCTGGTCAATGTTCCCCCTGGTCACGGCAAATCTGTCATTGTCAGCTTCTGGATAGCGTGGTGTATGGCCAAATGGCCGGACTGCAACTTCCTGTACATATCCTATTCTAAGACCTTGGCCTCTACTCATACCGATACGGTCAAGAAGATCATGTCTCTTAGCCAATACAAGGTGCTATTCGATGTGCATTTACGCGAAGATTCTCAAGCTAAAGATTCGTTTACTACGACTGCGGGTGGAACTGTATCTGCGTTCGGCTCTGCTGGCTCCATTACTGGACGCAATGCTGGCCTTCCTGGTCTGGATAGATTCTCAGGAGCCGTAATCATTGATGATAGTCACAAGCCAGACGAGGTTCACTCGGATTTGATTCGAGAGGGTGTGATAACTAATTACCGAGAAACTATTCAACAGCGTCCTCGTGGCGTGAATGTTCCCATAGTCTTCATAGGTCAACGCTTACATGAGCAGGACCTGCCAGCATATTTTATTGCTGGTGATGATGGTTACGAATGGGAAAAGGTAATCATTAAATCATTAGATGATGCTGGCAATGCTCTTTATCCAGAAGCCTTCCCTCTTGACATGTTGCTTATACGCCAGAAGACAGACAAGTACGTATTTGCTGCTCAACATCAGCAAGAGCCTCAGCCATCTGGGGGAGGACTATTCATGCCAGAAGACTTCGTGCTCATGGATGTTGAGCCAGAATACTATATCACCTTTATAACTGCCGATACAGCCGAGACAGAAGACCTACGCAACGATGCTACAGTATTCAGCTTCTGGGGAATGTACAATATTGAGACAGAAGGACGCAAGACAGGCGTAATGGGTTTGCACTGGATAGCATGTCGTGAGATTCGCGTAGAGCCAAAGGATCTTGAGAATGAGTTCATCGACTTCTGGCAGGAGTGCGCTAGACATGAAAACCCTCCCCTGATTGCTTATATTGAGAAGAAGTCTACCGGAGTAACCCTACTATCTATCTTGAAGGACATGCGAGGCCTGAAGGTACGTGAGATTGAGCGTACCAGGATGTCAGGCTCTAAGAGTCAACGCTTCATCGACATTCAGCCCTACATTGCTAGTAAGCAGGTGTCTCTTCCTGCGAATGGTCGCCATACGGATATGTGCATCAATCACATGAAGAAGATTGCGAACAATGACTCACACGCGCATGACGACATTGCAGATACCTGTAGTGACGCAGTTCGTATTGCCCTGATTGAGCGCATTCTCTCGGTATATACATCCAAGGATATTAAGACACGTGAAGCTACGATGGCTGCCGTAAATCGCTATAACAACGTAGTGGAATTGAAGTTGAAAGCCTACAGGACAAGGAATTAGTCATGGCACGCATTATTGCAAATAGACATATCAGTCAACTGGATAAGATTAAGCAGAACGTAGAGCAAGCGTATATCTACTTCAGACCTAACTATGAGCGATTTCATCAGTTCATGCGTTTCGTCTATAAGTCGACACTGACTGAGGATGACATCGCTGTACTGGCTACTCTAGGTAGGCCACAGATTGAATTCAACATGATGGAAGCTTATATCTCGCGCTTGCGTGGTGAGTTCAGTAGAATGGAGCCTGGCTTTATTATTCGCGCACAGGACGGTTATGAAAATGTGGACCCGAAGTTGTTATCTATACTTGAAGCGCATTTTCGATCAATCCTTGTTGATTCTGATAATGACGGCTTTAGCTATGATGTTTATACGGATTTGCTCATCGGCGGCTTCTCGGTCGTTGAGGTTTATACAGACTACATCTCAGAAATGTCGATGGACCAGAAAATCTGCACCCAAAGAACCTTCGACCCCACCCTCTGTGGATTCGACCCTCTAGCTAGGAAGTCCCATAAGGGTGACGGTAGGTTTTGCTTTCAGTTCTTCCCTAAAGAGGCTGAGGAAGCAGTCGCTGAGTTCGGCTCAGATGTTCTGAAGGGGATGAAGTTTGCACGTAGCTTCTCTGGCTTTAACTGGAGTTACAGAGCAGCCAGGAAGGATATCGTCCTGATATGCGATTACTTCCAGAAAGATTTCAAAGAAGAGAAGATTACCAAGCTCACTAATGGTCGCGTAGTGAGTGTCAAGAATTACGAAGAGCTGATGGTTCTATGGGACCAGGCTGGCTACATCGAGCAACCGCCTCAGCCAGTCGGAAAGATGCGTAAGACCATGATTGAGAAGATTGAGCGTCATCGCTTCTCCGGCGCACAACTCATAGATGTTCAGAAAACCGACTTCAAGATGCTCCCCCTAATCTTCTTTGACGGCAATAGTGCGGTATTGCGGGATAATAATGACTCTACAGCAGAGCAGATGTGCCGCCCCTATATCTATAATGTCAGGGACGCGCAGAGACTTAAGAATTACGCAGGTCAGTCTTTGGCTAATGAGCTTGAGAACACGGTAGAGCACAAGTTCATCGCTTCCGTTGAATCAATTCCTGAAGACTACTTGGATGCTTACATCGATGTCCAGAAGCCAGGCACTCTCTTGTATAACGCTTTCTTTGAAGGCGACCCTGACCGTCCTCTTCAACCTCCTCGTGAGATTGTACGTACACCAATTCCACCTGAGATTAGCGCAACCTTCCAAATGTCAGACAATCTGATTCAAGGAATACTGGGTTCGTATGACGCAGCGCTCGGCATTCAAAACAATGAGCTATCAGGTGTAGCCATTATGCAGGGGGCCATGCACTCCAATGCCGCAGCAATGCCATACACCGTAGGCTTCATGAAGGGGCTTAACCGTGTCTGCCAAGTTATCCTTGACCTAATTCCTAAGTACTACGTTACCCCTCGCTCTCTGCCAATCGTCAAGCCAGATGGCAAAAGGTCTTACGAAGTTATTAATAAGCAAGGCTCTCCCTTTATGAATTACGATGCAATGAGCCTGGACGTTAAGGTTGAGGCTGGAGTCAACTTTGCAGTACAAAAGCAGATATCTCTCGAAACCATTATCCAGTTGATGCAGACCTCAGAGGCGTTTGCTGCCTTCATCAATACTAAGGGCCTCGGGATTCTGTTGGATAACATTGATATCCGAGGTATCGAGGGATTACGCCAGGCCGCCAGTCAGTTCATGGAAGAGACTCAGCAGAAGCAAGCACAGATGGAGCAAATGGCGCAGCAACAAGCACAACAGCAGCTCGACCCCAAACAGGTCATGGCTATGCAAGCTCAGGCTGAAATGGCTAAGGTCGCGCAGAAGAAGGAAGCTGTTCAAGCTCAGACGCAAGTGGCGCTTACTAAGATTGCTACCGATGATGCTGTCAAGAATAAGCAAGCTGATATCGAATTCCTCAAGGTCATGGCGGATATCCAAGGCAGCAATGTTGAAGCACAGTTGAAGCAAGAGAAGACTGATGCTGAGATGTCGCGCACTGCCGTGGATATGGCGATTAGTGTAAGCAGTCACCACCATGATATCAGGGAGTCCGACAGGGCGCATGAGTTAAGTAAGAAGGAGATGGCAAATGCCGATAAGAGTAAATAAACTAAATAGGAGAACAATATGTCTATAATTTTAACTTTAATAAGTAGTCATCTGTTAACAGTAATTGAGAATGCTCTCGTAGCTGAAGAGCCTGAGATTGTAGCCATGATTGAGAAGGAACTTGAACTATTAATTTCCAAGATTCAATCACTGTTGTCTAGCAAGAGTCCAGCCGTAGCAGCGGTAGTCAATCCTGCTCTTACCGAAGCAGATACTATTGCTAATGCTGGCGTTGAAGCCGCAGGAGCCGCAATGTTGGGGGAGGCAGCAAATGGCTGAGAAGAAGAAATGGATTCAAGGAGCTATCAAGCATCCAGGCGCTTTGCATAAGGAGCTGGGTGTGCCGATGGGCAAGAAGATTCCAGCTAAGAAGTTGGCTAAAGCAGCTAAAGCTAGTGGTAAAGAAGGTCAGAGGGCTAGATTAGCTCAAACATTAAAGGGGATGAAGAAATGAAAGATAAACCTAAAGGCGGTATGAAGAAGATGTCTGACAAGATGTCTAAAAGCATGGACATGAAAATGGCCAAGAAGCCTAAAAAGATGGCTAAAAAGAAGATGATGAAGAAGGACTGTATGTAACTATTGAACTAAAAGTTAATAAGTAGATCATTTAGATTAATTGTTGCTATACTAGGTTCAAAGTAGTACGCGACTGGCCGCGATGGATGCCAGGCAAAATACGCATCTATGCGGGATAAATAGTCGGGACTACCACGGATGGTAGGTGATTACGGTCACACCGGAAACAGTGAGATTTCGAATGGATAAGGATATTGCAGAAGAATTGCAAGAGACTATTGTGGATGAAGCAGAAGCCCCTAAAGAGGCCGAAGCAACACAACCTGAAAAGCTGATTCCGGTTTCACGTGTTAATGAGCTTGTAAAAAAGGCTAAATATCATGGAGAGCGGAAAATGCAAGAGCAATTAGATGCGGCTAGACAGCAAATCGAGCAGCTACAGGCGCAACAAGGTCAGCAACCAGTTCAGCAACCGCAAGGACAACAACCCCAGCAGCAGCAACAGCAGCAAGGGATGTCGCCAGAGCAGATGCAACAGGTTATGGCTATGGTGCAGAAGCAGCAGCAAGACCAGCAAGAGAAAGCGCATCAGGCACAGCTTGAAAAGGAAGTGAATGACGTAGCGGAACAGTATTTCGGAAAGCTTGCCCAAGGAAGGGAGGCATACGAGGACTTTGACGCTGTTACCGCAGATTTCGATCCGGCGGCGTTCCCACAATTAGTTTATTTAGCCACTCAGACGGATAACACTGCTGCCATAATTTATGAGCTTCAGAAGAATCCGGCTAAGTTAGCTGCCCTATCTCACCTGGTGGATAAATCACCCGCCATGGCTAGAAAGGAGTTAGCGAAGCTTAGTCAGTCGATTAAGACTAATGATGAAGCTAGAAGTAACTTGCAAGAAGCTCAAGACCCCCTTAACCGTTTGAAGTCTTCCCCTGTGGGAACTGACAATGGTACGAAGGGTGTACGGGATTACAAACAGGCTTCCTATTTAAAGGCTTAGTAATCCAACCGAATGGTCATGTCAGTTCTCTGAATCAATGGATTGATGGAGAAGAGACATGGCCGTTCCTAATAACATTTTGCAACAAGTACAGACTTATCAATTATCCAACCTAGCGTATCTACAGAACTTAAATTGCTTCGTAGCTACTGCTAATACAAAATTCAAAAACTTCGAGAAACTGACTGCTAATTTAGGCGACACAGTGACCTTTGATTTACCACCTAGGTTCACAACTGCGCAGTCTTTGGTTGCTACATTCCAGTCTGCTGACCAACGTATCGAGAACCTTACTGTCGGCAATGCCATTAACGTGTCGTATGCATTCACTGCTCAACAATTTATCTTCAACGTTGAAGATTACATGGAGCAGTTCGGAAAATCGGCTGTCATGGAAATGTCTGCTGAGATTGAATCAGATGTGGCTACCGTTTGCGTAACTTCTACATATCGTTTCTACGGCGATGGCGTAACCCAAATTAACTCTTATGGTCAATTAGCCGCTGCCCTTGCAATGTTCCGTAACTATGGCGCTGCAAAGGACAACACCAAGTTCTATATCAGCGATATTGCACAGTCTGCAATCGTGAATACTGGCTTGAACCAATTCACTATGGACCGTAACAATAAATCCGCTATGTCATGGGATGTTGGTGATTTCGACCGTGCTGCGTTCTATGTATCCAACTTACTACCCGTGCATACTGCCGGAAATGTTGGTAATGAAGCTGCTGTGCTGACCGTAGTATCTGTAGTATTAGACGCTAACGGCGCTGTGGTTCAAATCGTATTCTCTGGCGCTTCTGATAGTGATGCTAATGCGATCAAAAAATATGACAAAGGTCAGTTTAATGATGGCGTAAGTGGACAGCCAAATCTTAGATACCTCACCTTTATTGGTCACAAGGTTTCTAGTAACCCTGTTCAATTCCAAGTTACAGCAGATGCTGCTGCTACAAGTGGTGGGCAAGTTACAGTTAATGTTTATCCTCCTTTGCAAGCTAACTCAGGTAATGACCAAAACTTGAACTACGCAATTCAGCCTGGTATGCAAGTTTCCTTCTTGCCTTCACACAGAGCTGGCGTAATCACTGCTGGTAATCCTTTGTTCCTTGGTATGCCAATGTTGCCGGAAGAAGTACCGTTCCCAACAGGTAATGAAGTTGACCCTGATACTGGCGTTTCAATGCGCATGTATTATGGTAGTTTGTTCGGCCAGAACCAAAGGGGCATGATACATGATGCCATATGGGGGAAGACACTGGTCCCAGAATATGCCATGAGCGTCATATTTCCCTTATAATTGACAACATTGCATAATCAGATACAATTCTCTTGATTTAATTTGATGGAGAATTGTAGATGGTTGCGAAGTGTGGTGTCAGTTGCAGCAAATGTGGTGTTAATGAAAAAATTCTAGGTAGCTCATGGTGTAGTAATTGTATAAACACTAGAAAGCGAGCGCTTAGGGCTGAGAAGAAGGCTAAAGGTATTTCTCTTTTTGGTTCCAACGCTAATCCTATTTGCAATTCATGCGGCTCTAATAAAGAGCTTAATTACATGAATGACAGTTTATGCAAGAAATGCAGGAGCGAGGCTAATAAACTGCGTAGACAACAAAGACGAATCGAGGAAGGAAAGCCTCCTCATGGTTCAGGAAGAAGCTTGAAATGCAGTAAGTGCGGCGAAATTAAAGACGAACAACATGTGTCCAGCGGATATTGCCGGAAGTGTTGCTCCGAAAGAAGGAAGCTAGATACTGTATTGATGCGAGAGCATTTAGGGCTGAAGCCATGGGGTTCTGGTCGCAAAGATACTTGTTGTCGATGTGATAAGATTAAAGAAAATTCTAAGCTTGGATATTGTCACAGTTGTCATAGGCAGCTGGATCGCGAATGGCGATTAGCTAGTGGCAGAACTAAAAGAGCCAGAACGGGTAAATGTAGATGCGGGCAACCTTTTGCAAGTTACAGTCACTGTTACTGTGTAGATTGTGCATCAAAATGGAGACGAGAATATCTAGCTCGAAGAACTGACATAAAGGACAGATTTAATAAGCAACATAATGAGAGGAGACGAAAAGATCCAAACATTAGGCTTAAAGAATATGTGAGAGGAGTTACTAACACCTATATTAAAAATGGATGGTTGATAAGGCAGCCATGCGAAATTTGCGCAACTGATATAAATGTTGAGGCTCATCATGATGACTATAGCAAACCCATTGATGTACGATGGTTATGTAAAATTCATCACGCAGAGCATCACAAGAACGAACAGAAGTAACCTTTATCGGGCGACATGAAGTTGCCCTAACTTATAAGGACATAAAATGACTATTTCAAGACCACCTGTAAATGCCGGACAGCTCTATATTAACGGTTTGAATCTCTCCTGGATTTCAGGAACTGAGATTCTAGTTAATGCTGGACTGTGCCGTGATTCAACCAATAGTAATGATATTAATGTTGGCCTATCAATTCCTGTTGCTGCAACTCCATCAGGTGTTGAACCTGTAGCTGCTGGCACTGGTCCTGTAACCATCAATGCTGCTGTAAATGGTGCTGCTGGACTTGATACTGGCGTTCTTGCTGACAGCTTATTCTATGCTGTGTATGCAATTGGCGACAGTTATGGCCAGAATCCTGGCTCGGCTTTGCTCTCTTTAGAGTCTAATGCTGCTCCTTACTTGCCCTCTGGTTATGACATGTACTTCCGTATCGGATATGTCTTGACTAGCGGTGCTGCTGCAATCCTGGCATTCAGACAAGAAGGCGCTGGTTTGGACAGATGGATGTGGTATGACGCTGCAATTCCTACGTCAATCACTGCTGGGGCTTCTGCAACTTATGTTGCTGTAGATGCGCATCTATCACTTCCTCTCAAAGCTGCTTCTATCGTTAACTGGGCAATTAGCTTTGCTCCATCAGCTGCGGGTAGTGCATTGGTATTAGTGCCTGGCCTATCTTCTGCTGCTGCTGGTTACGCAACCTTAACTGGCTCTACGCTAGCTGTAGGTAACTTGATTTGCCCAGCTGACTTACCTTTAACTGATGCAGTTAATTACAAAGTGGCTGGTACTGCTGCTGCTATTGATGTCCAAGCGTACTTAGACCAATTAGGTTTAGTTGCTACTGACGGTCAAAATTAAGGAATTGTCATGGCCTACACGACTTTACAGCTAATTAATAATGCCTACTACGAGTCTGGCATAGTATCTAGAGGCTTTGAAACGGTGTCAGGCCAGCAAGCCACGGATGGCCTACAATTCTTAAATGATTTAATAGACGATAAGACTGTGGATAACGGTCTTATCCCCTATTACACGCAGTATGATTTTATAGCAGTGATTGGTCAGGAGAAGTATTACATTCCTAACCTAATCAACATTGACACCTTTGTCTTCTACATTGATACGGTTAGATACCAAACGGATAACAGAGGTCGCAGAGAATACTTCGGTACGTCTCGTGCTGATGATATTCAGTCGTTGCCTGGAAGCTGGCATCTTGAGCGGTGTTTAGGCGGTGCGAATCTATTTATGTACTTCTTGCCAGACCAGGCATTCCCTTTAGAAATATGGGGACAATTTCGGTTGGCTGAGGTTGTGATTAATCAAGACCTGTCGCTGACCTTAGACAGATTTTACATTAACTACTTGAGATATGACTTAGCGGTCAGACTGTGCGCTGAGTACAACTACTCTGTGCCTCCAGGCGTTCAGAAGGCTTATGACAAGTACGTGATTGATATTAGCAAGAAGTCAGGACCGATGGACCTGAAATTGACGAAGCTGAGTAGTCTACAGCGTAGAGGCAGTATAAATTATGCACAAGTCAATCTTGGTCATGGCTGGGTGTCATAGTATGTCCACATGGTATTGCATGATGGATGGAATAAGGCTATACTGGTTTCTTTAATCAGGAGAAACCAATGAGATATACATTTTACGAATGCCCTAATCATGGAAGATTAGAAGTTACGGCTTATTTTCGAGCTGGAGTGTTGGATTACCGATGCAAGGAATGTGATTCGCAAGTAATTTTTAAAGAGATAATCGTTTGCAAGTATCATGGCGAGTTACCAGCTGATTTAATTACGACCAAGAATCAATGTCGAACTTGTCATCGTGAATCGGCCAATAGAAGAAGAAATAATAATCGGGAAGAATTTAACGCTAAACAAGCATTAGACAGAGAGCTAAATCCAGAGAAATGGGATGCAATTTACAAGCGAGCCTATTCTCGGCTTAGACATAATAAAGGTCAGGATTTAAGTTTGCTTAAGGTGTGTAATGCTCGAAGAATTACACTTGAGCAATATCAGGAATTAGTTAAGAGCCAAGACAATAAATGCGCAATATGTTTACAGGAAGAGACATGTATTGATGGAAGGTCTAAAGATAAGAGGCCAAGACGATTATCAATTGACCATTGTCATAAAACCAATTCGGTTCGTGGTCTGCTCTGCCAAGGATGTAATGTTGCAATAGGACGTTTCAAAGACGATACTGAACTCATGGAGAGAGCAATAAATTATGTCAAGAAACATTATGGCTAATGATTGTTAGGATGGATATCAAGGATGATTTTCACACCGAATGCCAAACAGATACCAGTCAATATCGTAGGAAGCAGTTCCTTCGGTCGTCACCCTATCATCTCGGATGAGCGAACATTTAATATGTTTATCTCCGATGATTGGCTGCTAAACTTTGCTGGGTATCATGAAGCTGCTTATCTTCTTCCCGTAGGTGAAGAGGGTAGGGGGCTTTTCCATTCAACTCGCGGTAACTTCATGATTGCGGTTATTGCTAGTAACGTCTATCGCATTAACCCTGGATTGGGTTCAACGTTTCTCTATACCATTAGCTCTAGCACGGGCGAAGTCTTTATGGATGAGAACCTAAGCTCGCAGATTTGTATCGTGGATGGGACAGCAACTGGATACATTTATAATTACGATCCTGCAATTAATGCAGTTGCTCCGATTAACTTTACTGGAACGTCACAAACCTTCATTCCAAACTATGTGTCTTATCATAATACTTACTTCCTATTCGGTAATGGCATTGAAGATTCAAGCGGAGCGCAGTGGTACATTTATCAAAGTGGGTTTAATCCTACTGATTTAAGTGGACCTTTCGACCTGGCATTTGTAGAGGTCTTGACGCTACAGACTAAGCCTGACTTTGCCAAAGCAGTAGTACGAATACCTGGGAAGGGTAACAACGTCCTGGTCATGGGTTCTACCGTTTCTGAGATATGGAGTAACGTAGCGGGTTTACAAATCTATCAACGTTATGCATCCGTGAACATTGACTTTGGAGTGGCTAGTGTTGCTACCATAGCATCAATGGATGACCAAATTGTATGGTTAGGAATCAACGAGAAGTCATCCCCTTCTATAATGGTTTTCAATGGAAGCCAAGCGGTAGGATTATCTACGGATGGTATTGATTATCTTTTAAGCTTTGTGCAGTTCCCAGAGCAATCGACTGCCATGTTTTATCGAGAAGACGGGCATGTATTTTACATCCTGACCTTCTTTAACCCAGTTGATAACTTCACCATTATGTATGACTTCACCACGCAGAAGTTCTTCGATATTACAGACTGGGATTTCACATATCACCCTGCTCGACAGATTGCCTACTTCAACAATGAGATTTACTTCGTCTCTTTGAAGCAGGGATCTATCATGCACTTGAGTACAGACTTAACAAATATATCTACTGGGCCAGGAATTGAGTATGAGATACCCAGAGTTAGGAAATGCGATACATTCAGATTGCCAGGTGGTGACAGGTTCATCGTTAACCAGTTTGCGTTTACGATTCAAAATGGTGTTGATCCAGATATTGACACGACTAACCAGCCTAGGATTGACGTGACCATCTCTAAGAACGGCGGCGAGACTTACGGTAACGCTGTCTCGTATTACATGCATACGACTGGAAATTACTTCAATCAGCCTCGCTTTAACAAGCTGGGGCAGGCGAATCAATTCACGATTCAGATGCGCTTCTGGGGCTTTGATGCTGTAGTTTGTACAGCAGGGTTTCTGGAGGTATATCAGTGATTATCCCAACCTTCGTGAATGGTATGGCTGTGAATAAAGACGGCTATCTTACACCGCAATTGCAGCTGTATAATGACCAATTGAATAGCGTTTTGCGTAATGGTCTATCAAATAATGGCTGGACGTTGCCTGTGGTAACTCAGGCGCAGTTGACGGCTATCATGGCATTGCCGAGCAGTCAGGCTCTTCCTGACGGAACTATGTGGGCGGTCCAAGATACCCCTGACTTACCAGCCCCACAGTACGCAGAAATAGTCGTGCTATTGGATGATGGCAGTGGCTCTGGTACGAGCGCATTATATAAGTTAACGAAGACAGCTTACCCATAAGGATATGAGATGAGCATATTAGGCAATTTATTTGGCAGCGGAAATCAGCGCAGCCCACAGGATGCTGCTAACAAGTATCTTAATCAGATTCCTGGCGTGGGACATGATGCCTATGACCCCTATATCAATCAGGGTAGGGAGTCAGGCGCTAATGCTCATAGTCAATATGAGTCGATGATTAATGATCCACAGGGCTTCATTAACAATATCCTGAATGGCTACAAGGAGTCTGAAGGGTATCAGTACCAGAAGGGTCAGCTTGAGAAATCGCTGTCAAATACGGCTGCTGCTGGAGGTATTAGAGGCACTCCGCAAGACCAGCTCAATCAGGGTGAAGGCGTACAGAAGCTACTGTCAGCCGACCAGCAACAGTGGTTGACGAATGTCCTAGGTCGATATGACAAGGGGCTAGGTGGCGAGGAAGTTGAGGCTGAACGGGGATACAATGCTTCTGGCAATCTAGCTGATATCCTTGGAGGCAATCTTAATCAGCAAGGCGAGATAGCATTTAATGACCAGCAACAGAAGAACAAGAGCCGCAGTGACACTATTAATGCTTTGATTAAGGCATTTGGTACGGCTGGTGGATTCTTAGTTGGAGGCCCTGCTGGAGCTGCTGCTGGCGGAGGATTAGCCGATTTATTCAGCCACAATGGCAGAGATGCTGGCCCGATGGATGGCAGTTCATATAAACCATGGCATAACCCAGGTTAGGAGAATACTATGGCGATTAATAATTGGGGTCACTATTTAAACGCACCCTTACTGGATACTCCGGCTGCTAACCTATTCGAGAACCTTCTTAAAGGTTACAAGATGGGTAGAGAGCCTGCACAGATTAAGGCGAAAGAGGAAGAGCAGCAACTTGCCAATCATTTGAAGCGGTTAGATGTCGAGCATAAGCCTAAAGAGTATGAGCTTAATGATAAGCATCAAGCTCTTGCTAATTCTATCAGTGAAGAAGCATATAAGCATTTGCCGGAGCAGAGACGGCAGGAAGCGGCTAAGAATCAGGCTTATATTGATAAGGCTAATCGTCCCGCCCAATTAAAGGGTGCGTTAGCGGAAGCATTTCAATTGAGAAATCAGTTAGATCCTAATTCTCCTAACTACGAACGCGATTTACGTGAAGTCAATAATTATATTGCTAAATTAGGTACGATGCCTGGAGGGGTTCAAGTAAGTGGTTCACCTGGTGGCGAATTTAATATCTCTGTTGGTGGTGGAGCTAAAGGAGAGACAGCTAATATTGCAGGACTTCCCGCTCTACCCAAAGGTCAAGTGTGGTTATATGACGATAATGGTCAGGTTAAAGGTCGTGGCCAACCATATTCAGAAGCAGAGAAAAAGGAAGTTGGTGGTCGAACAGCGTTTAATATTTATCAGAAATTTATTACAGATGCGCAGGCTCCATATTCTGGACGTGGTTCCAATGAGAAGTTCGAGAATGATGTTTTAGCCTATGAAACTGATCCTGCGGCTAAGGATAGGATTGATAAACTACTTGCCGCAGACAAGCTGTTATTTAGTGCCACAGTTAAGGAAGAGGCTACATTGGGTGGAGCGAATACGAACCAGGCTTACAATCGAATTACGCACTCATTAAAGACCTCTGAAATATATCCAAAGCTACAACAATTTGCACAATATCAGTTGCCGTCTGGGTATGCCAAAGCTCCTAATGATATCTTTAGGAATGTTCTGAATGAAGGTACAGAAGCTGGTGCTAAGATTCCTGCTTTCAAAGCTTATTACACGAAGCAAGGTGAACCGATTGAATCTCCAGAGCAAGCAGCCCAAAAGAAGGCTCTATCCAAAGGTGATGCGGCCAAAGCTAAGGCTAAGGCGGCTTATCTAGCTATGACTCCTGCGCAGCGTTTGGCTTATAAGAAACAGCATTTAGGGGATAAGTGATGGCTGATTATAAAGCTACTGCTGAAGACTTTGCTCAATGGGATAAGGAAGCTTATATTCCCAGTCAGGAAGACTTTGACGAATGGGATCAGGAAGACAATCAATCTTCAATACCTCCTATTCATGATGGTCAGCCTGAAGGTCAGCCACAAGGGCAGCCTCAAGCGCAGGAGCAACAAACACCTTCCAAGAACATTTTTGGGGCAGAAGAGCCTAACTATCCTGGATTCAAAGGTCTTAAGGAAAGCAGTACGGCATTATTAAGCAATGCGCTGAAAGGTGGCATAGGATTTTTATCTAATCCCGTGAAAAGTGTCGGCGCAGAAGGACTGGGCGAAGAGTTTGAGAAGGATCCATTAGGTGAAGCGGCTCATGCGGCCGGACAACTTGGAGTAGGAATAGCTGAGAGTGGTAAGGATTTAATTAACTTCGGCCTGTCAGCATTAACTCCTTTGTCTGAAATCGGTGGCATTCCAAAGGGCGGTCATCCGGTTAAACTTCAGATACCTGAGAATACTGGGTTGCAACATGCACTGGGATTAGACTCGAATAGGAAAGGCGATGAATTTATTAAGAAGATTCCTGATATAGCGGCACTAGCTTATGGTGGAACCTCCTTGATTAAGAAGGGATATAAACTTCTCGACAAGGCTCCTCCTTTGACTAAAGAGCGTAAATTTCAAAACGCTTTGAAGGAAGAAGAGATTAAGTCTAAGAAAGCTGAAGATCAACTTGCTAAGGAACGTAAGCAGATTGAGGAAGAGCAGAAGCGCAAGTACGCCGCTATTGGCCCCGAGGGGATGCTACCTCAAGGAGAAAAGATTGGAAGCCTTTCACCAGTAGACCTAGATATTGAAGCAATAGCTAAGGAAGCTAAGATTGAACGCCTTAAACCTACCGCTGAACTTCCTGAAGAGCATTTAGGAGAAATTCCTGGCCCTCCTGATACTCAGTCATTAATTGACGCTAAATTATCTGCCGCCAAGAAAGCTCGTGCAGATGTTAAAGAATCATTAGGGATTCTCGATCATCCTACAATGAAGGCTGGTGAAATAATTCAAAAAAGCATAAAGGATTTAAAAAAATCTGGCGAAGATTTATACAAGTCGGGCCGTGATATTTTAGTTGATAAAAAAGTTAAAGTTGACAATTCAAAAGAGATTAAAGATATAACCAAGGATCTTAATCAAATTTCGGCTAATGAAGGTATTTTTCAAGGTACCGTTTCTGAACGAGACGCTCTGCAAGCTAAAATTGATGCGCTAGAAGGAGAGTCAATTGAAGCCAGCGATGTCTTTGACCTTCAGCGCACACTTGAGAAAATGGCTAAAGATACACGTAAGAAGCAATACTCAGGTAAAGCAAATGATACCGAATTTAAAAATCTTGGCATTTTAGCAGAGCGATATGACAGTCATGCCGCAGCTTTAGCAAACAGACTTGAGTCAGTTGGTGGAGATGAAGTTCAAGCTATTTTTAAAGAAGCCAATAAAGTTTGGAAAACTTATCATGATTTAAAAAAACATTCTGTGGGAAAACCAGCGTTAAAGAAAGGTGAAATTCCATCAGACACTTTACTTGCCATTGCAAATAAGGAACAGGGTAATGAATTTTTTCAAGCATTGACTAATGTTTATCCTGAATTAAAGAAACATCTTTTGGCTGCTCACGTAGGTGCGACAAGCGTTAATAAGTTATTAGACCCTACCACTGAAGTAAGGAAATATTTAGAGGCGCTTCCTGAAGTCGCGGATAAAGTTAATTCTTTACAGCACGCTTTAACTGAAGTTAAGGAAGGTTATCGATATGGCGCGAGGGAAGAAAAGAAATACAATGCATTAGTTAAGTCAATGAAAGATGCCGCGAAAAGGCAAGCGGCTAGGAAGAAAAGCATTCAAGAGATTGACAAAGCCACTAAGCAAGCCAAACTACTTCGAGAGACTTCGGACAAAGTAGCTGCTAAACTTAAGCAAGAGGAAGCGCAAGGGCATAATACCTCCAAGATTAAGGAAGATTTGGCAAGACGTAAGCGTGAATATTATAATCAAGAGACTAAGATCGATGTCTTGAAGAAGAATCTCTTGAAACTTGGTACAGCTAAACTTGGTTACGAAGCTTTCTTCAAAAAGAAAAATTAATTAGCCAGCATCCAAAGATATGCGCAAACGAAAGCACATAGAATAGATATTAACATGATTACCCCTCTTTAAAATGGACATTATATAGAGGGTATGGATAAAACACAAGCAAAGGATTTGCTATGGCTCTTGATCCCCATTATATCGCGGCCTTCAATATTGAGGATGTGCTGCTTGACAAAGACACAGGCGCACCTCTCGCGGGCGGCCAGGTCTTCTTCTATGACTCTCTTCAGCCTTCAAATTTAAAGGCAGTCTGGCAGATTACTGGAACCGATCCTGATTTCACTTATATCGAGTTACCAAACCCGATGATCTTAAGTTCAATTGGAACTTTCCAAGATGCTATGGCTAATCCGGTTATCCCTTACTTCTTGCCATACTCAGGCAATGCAATTACTGGTTGGGGTGATATTGATTACTATCGGGTTGTAGTCCTGAGTGCTGGGGACGTTCCACAGTTCATACGTGATCCAGTTCCATTCGTGCCTCAAGACAACTCAGATGACGTAGCCAGTGCGTATGTAAATGAGATCTCAAATCCTCAGTTTGCTGTGGTCAACTTTGATACGAGTGCTGGTGCTTATACCTTTAATTACATGACAGCCGTGAATGTTGTAACTAACATTGCGCCCAACTGGGACATCATTGTTAATAGCGCAAGTACTGCAACAGTAACAGTGCAGCAGATTACTCCCGCTGGCGACCTTAATATTCTTACCAATCCAGGAACTACTTTACGGATTAGCTCTACCTCTCTGACGAACCTTACTCTCAGGCAACGAATCTATGGCTCGCCTAACTTATGGGGAAGTGGCTTTGTATCAGCAAGTTTCGTAGCTAAGACATCATCTGGCGTTCCAACTCCTGTAACAATGTACTATGCTCAGTCGAACGGCAATCTCTTGGATGATCCTGTTACGCTGGTCGCCGCAAGCTTGAATGCTGATGACAGCTACCACACCTATCCAGAATCAGGTAGCGGCATACCAATACCAGCCTCAACCAGCACCCAGACATATCCTGGCGCATACATTGATATCTATTTTCAGTTGCCTGTTAGTAGCATGTATATTGAGATTACCAGTGTCATGCTTGCGGCCACTGGAGCTGTACAGCTTGACGTTGACATCGACTACGACCAAGAATCGCTATACCGACAGATTGATCATCTCTATCACTATGCTTATCCGATTGTCCCAATTGGAACGATTATTGACTTCTTTGGGTTCAATACGCCTCAGCACTATACGCCATGCAACTATGCTCTATTAAACCGAATTCAGTACAATCAGCTATTCAACACGATTACGCATGTCGAGACTGTAACATTGAC